CGTGACATTTGTGGTGGACAAGGCAATCGTCGCCGGAGGCACGACCGTCAGATTCACCGTGGCAGTGATTGGTGCAATAGACGCCCATGGTGCAATCGGTGTCATCGTCACCGTGCCTGTATAGGTGCCAGGAACCATCCCTGCGGTATTGAGGGTCAAGACTGATGTTCCCACCTGTGAAGGTCCTGTGAGTATTCCAGGACCAGCAGGGGTCGTGAGCCATGGGATGGCTTCTGAGGCGAGAAACGATATCGTACCGAGACCTGTATTTTGAACAGGTAGACTGATTAGCGCCACCTGGTTGGGCACCATGGTGGCCGACACCACAGGGGTCGTGAAGACCAAGACAGGGGTGCCTGGGGTTTCTAGACGCATCGTGACCGAGAAGGCCTTCGTGGAGGCCCCACCAGCAATCGAGACGGAGCCTGTATAAAACTGCGGGGGAAGAGGGCATCCCCCGACACAGCCCCAAGGCGTCTTGGACACCGCAAAACTATAGGTACCGGTAGCCCCTGGAGCAATCATGACCAGTCCATTTTCAGGAATCAGATCGACGATCCATGCGGTCCCGCTGGTCCATGAAAGCGTCAGACCCACGGTGCCAGTATTGACCATGGACACAGTGAAACGAGGGTTCGGCGCATTAGGATCTTCGTCTGTTTTTCTGGTTGTCGCAATACTGACCGGTCCTAAGGTCCAGGAGACGGTGCCTGTTGCCGGGGTCTTGATCGTTAAAATATCCGACCATGGAGAGAGATTTCCGGTCCAATCTCTCACCTGAAGACGATACACATAGGAAGTGTTAGCCACCAGACCGGTCTGTAGAAAGGTGAGTCCAGTGATACCTGAAGTCACCACCGTCCATGGAGTGCAGGTACTCGATACACCGATACACCGTTGCAGAATAAATGAATGTACACCTTCATTATCAGTGACCTGTGGCCACTCCAATTGAATGATCGTGGGGGAATGAACATACCCACGGAGAATAGGTGTCGAAGGTGGTGTGGTATCAGGTACCGCGGGGGTAATGAGTTTGAAGGTCGCACGGACTTGCACATGCTGATTCGGCATGATAAAACTACAACTAGCGGCAGGACACGCCACAGGCAAACCTACCCAACCTGCAAAGACCGATCCTGGTGCAGCGATAGCGGTAATCGAGACAGGGGTACCAAACTTCAATCGGAAGGTGGAGAGACAGACAACAGGAGCCGGAGCAATACCACATGTAACATTTCCAATACTTGTGGTGACTGTACCGGTACCCGTACCAACTTTCATCACGGCAATGCTACGACCTGGGGGAGGCGCCTGGGCCCACAAAGGTGACACCCCCAGGCACATGGCGAACAGTAGAAGACCCATCACAAATTTCATCATACGACACCTATCAGATCACAAAGCCCTGGTGATAGACGGTCTTTCCATTTTCACGGACGGCCGTCAGACATTCTTTCTTCTGAAAATCTTCCACATACGACACATGCACCCAACCAGAGTTTGGATCACCAGGGGTATAAAATTCCAGGATGATCTGGTGATATTCTGGAAGATGATCTCGGCACCATTCAGCAATCTGACCATTGGGAACACCATCAACCTCAAAGTCCACCGCTTGCCCTGTGCAATGCCTGGATAACTTATTGACCGTGGAGGTCATGGGATTCACGCTCATGTTGAGGGCCATGGAACGATAGCCAGAGTTGATCCTGACAGGCCCCCACACTTTCCTCACAGGTTCCAAGACCTGTTCACAGAGAACCTTGAGGTTCTTCAAATGAATCTCTGTAGGGGTATTTTCAATGCCCAGGCGCAAGGCGGTATCCGACCTGGTCAACTCTCGATACGAAAAATGAGGTGTAATTAAGTCCATAGACCCCTCCTGTATTCGACCAACAGTTTGAACATTTCAGTATCTTCCGCATGATGTTTTTCTTCCAGTGTATTTTGCCCGTCAAGGTAGGCAGAGTATTCTGGTGAGAGTTGAAAGCATCCATCAATGAGGATCCGACACTTATCAAATGCCTCACCACCAACAGTAAAGGGTTCCACACGCGCAGGTCTGGAACGAGTCCAGAAACGATAGAGTAGGAACACCACCTTGGCATGTTCGGCCTGGGAAGGCATGTCCTTGAGACTCATGGCCCAACGGAGATGGTGCAGGCCCCGACGGACATTGCGGCCATGGGGCAGGAACCAGTGGAGCACAGGGAGAGTCGAAATGATACGATAGACTTTCTGACCAGGGGTCTCAAAGTAATAGGGGCCCCAACGAGTACCCAGTTCAATCTCCACAAAGTCCACAAGGATCTGGAAGGCGGCATAGAGAAGGATCGTATCAGCATCACGATACCGACCCTTGGGGCAGTCGGGATGCCTGATGGTCACCTGGTGAGAGGGACAGATCCAACGGTTATGGATATAGGAACAGAGACTCTTGAAGGGGTTGTTGTGGTAGGTCATGATAAAGACTCCTTAAATCAGATACGATACTTCCTATATGTAGTTCGGGACTTTCGTTTCTTCTTTGGTGTAGATTGTTTACTTCGTTTAGGTAGGCGGCGTCCTCGACGCTCATTCTTATGTAATTTGTTCTTATTTCGTTTGAGGAGAATCCCTATACACGCATGATAGGCCTGGAGGTCCAGATCATTGGCGTTCAGTTCATAGAGAAACATGTGAACTTCCGCATGTTGGGCCATGGTGAGGATCACCGTGTTATCAGGTGCATTAACTCCCTTGAGGTTACCAAATCGTTCCTTCCATTCATAACGAGGAATGATATGATGCCTAGCCAAAGTACCTCCTAATCGGTAATTAAGAATATGCGTACCTAGGTATTGGAGCAGGATATAAGGTTTATCTAAGGCAACTTTAAGGACTCTATAAGGTCTTGCTTTCGCTGTCGCTCAAGCAAGTTGGGATTATCTAAGGCTCTTATTAGGCTTCATCTATGAGGTCTTCAGGTAGGGACAGGAGGTCTCCGGATATGTATCCAAACATATCTCTATTTCTATATAGCATCTTTTTTCCTGGATCCAGGAAAAAACGCCTGCCATTTTGGCCTTGTGTTACGATTTATTTAGTACACATTATGAAGGGGTGTCTTCATTGCGTTTCTTGCCAATCGTGTATTTAGGGATGAGTTGCCAGTCTGCTTTTTCTTTATGGGTAATAATCTTGATCTGATGCAGGGGTGCCACATCACCCAAAATGCTTGGATCCAGGATCTTAGCCAGACCCCATTGTTCAAGCAAGCCAGCAATAGCATTGCGGCGGGCGATATCGTTCTCTGAAAGATCATTGGGTTTTCCGTCAAGGACGAACAGTTCTTTGAAGTGGAGGATGCTGTAGCGACCGCGCTTGTGAAGAATATGGCAAGATTGATAGAGAATACGTTCTTTGCGTGAGGAGACACCTATGCGGGATAGGGTTTCTCGAACCTTCAAAAAATCGTCGGGTGAGTATAAGGTGATTTCAACACCCGTGCCACGAAAAATATCATCCATAATATAGTCCCTTCTGTGTGTGGACTATTTATGTTTACCGGTACCTCCCTCTTGGGTCACGGCAATAATCTGTTCAAGTTGCTCAGGGGTCAAGATCCTCAGGGCTTCCATGGCGCGTTTGTCAGAATACTCAAACACCAGCTTGACAGCCTCAAGATCCTCGGCGGTCTCAGGCTTGGACCACTTGGGATACCCTCGTTTCATGGAGCGCACGGTGCCCAGAAGGTAGTGGAACTGTAGTCGATTGTCCAAGTGATGCCGACGGTTCATTTCATCGGCCTGAAAGATACAGTCTTCCTGGTAGGATAAGGCACGATTGGCGAGCCATGGGACATACTCTTTTTCACATTGGGGATCGACCATCAAGTCTTTCTTGGTGGTCTGTATCTGCTTGACGAATTCAAAAGGGGAGGTTTTCATAAGAATTCTACACTCAACATGATCTCGGTCAGGCAGGCCATGGTATTGATTTGTTGATCTGCCGAAAAGGCCGACTTGTACCCATAGTCGGCCAGTAACAGGACTAACTGTGGGATGCTTTCCTTCTTGATATGATCGACCGCATGGTCATAGAGTTTCCGATACAGGACCACAGGTTCAATATCGTTCGCTCCGACCCACTTCCTCAGGGCCGCAAAGTCCTTGGCCTTGAGATAGCCCACGACCTGCAAGAGGTCCACATCACCTAATTGACTCAAGAGCCCTACATCGATCTTGCCAAATTGTGAGAGCCTTTGGAGTTCATTCAGAATGCGCCTGAAGTCTGGAAAGAACTTCTGCACAAACTCCACGAGTACCTTGGCGTCATACTCGACCCCTTCGGTCTTGAGGATCCCTTTGAGTCTGGAGAAGAAGGCAGCCGCCATCACCTGCTTCTCTGCGGCTTTCAAGGTGAAATCGACGCAGGCACACCTGGAATGGAGGGGATCAATGATGCGATTCTTATGGTTACAGGTAAAGATGAAGGAACAGTTGCCAGCAAACTCTTCCATGGCGCCACGCAGGGCCGGTTGGGTCGAGTTAGGATTCAGATAATCGGCTTCATCAATGATGATAACTTTACGCCCCCCAGTCATGGAGAGACTGGACGCATAGTTCTTGATCTTGGTTCTGAAGGTATCAATTCCCGATTCATCGCTCCCGTTGATGACCAGGTAATCACATCCCACTTCTTCACAGAGGGCTCGGGCTACTGTGGTCTTACCGACACCCGCGGAGCCTGAGAGGAGAAGATTGGGGATCATCTTGGTCTTGACATATTCCTTGAACGGCAACTTGAGCCGTTCAGGAAGAATACAGTCCTCGATGGTCGCGGGGCGATATCGTTCGACCCAGAGTAGATGTTTGAGATTCGTTTCCATGCTAATCCTTTCAATGCTCTATAACGCTCTAAAACGGTCTAGGACGGTCGATCCCCCAAAAGACATACTAGGGGTCATCTTTGACAAAAAGCCCGAATTCCTGTCCTAGAGCCATTGAAAAATCAACAACTTAGAAACCGAAATTCAGGCAATTTGCTTGTCCACAGCCCCTAATCCTACCTTCGATTCACTAATTCCCTGACAATGCAGAGCAGATCATAGATATGCCCCTGGTCCACCTTGGTCGACACGGACATTTTGCCTTCTAGGACACTAAGTTCCTGAAGCAATTGGATCCTGAGGTCCAGGCGTGACGCCTGAATTTCTCTGAGTCGTTCCTGCCGGAGTTCTTCTTCTAGTGACTGGTTGACATGGCATGACATGGAAGAGGTTCCTTTCGTGATATGATTAGGCCTTCTTGGCTTCTGTGGCGATCCAGTAGGCCAACTTTCTAGACTGATGTTGGAAGTGTGCCACACCTTTGGAGGAGATGGCAACTGTATAGGTGCCTGAGGTTTGCTTCCAGTTCTCGGTCTTGAACAAGAAGTAGACATTCGCACCGCTGTGAGGACCCAAGTCCAAGGTATCAGTATTGGCTGAGTCATTCTGGGCATCCAGAATTCTCAAGGACAAGGCCCCATCAGCACCAACCACAGCAATGTTCGGGCTGGCCAGCACCCCTGCGGTCTTCATGACCCACTCAAGGTCTGTTTCTGAGAGGACGAAACTAACCTCTTCACTGGGCAAGGTGATATTCTTGTCCGGTGGGGTTTTAATCATCGTGGCATCACAGCAACGATAGGTGATCTTGGAGCGACCACCGAAACCATGAACGACCAGATTGTTACCTTCGATGGACAATTCTGGGGCATCCTTATGCAAACTCAGAACGGACAATAACTGATTCAGGTCAAAGATACCAAAATCAGAAGGGAAGGTTTCATCAATCGTGGCTTCCGCGAGTACGGTCTTGAAAGGTGAGACAGTCCGTAGGACATTCCCTGCCTTGAAAAACAGACCGGTGTTAATGGTGGAGAAATTCTTGATCGTGGACACAGTGTTTTCGGACAACTTCATAGGAACCTCACATGGGTGAATAATAATATAGTATACAGTAGTCCAATGAGAATGTCAACTACATTCGTATGGCTTGATCGGCAGTCTGCCTAGTGGGCACATCATGTTCAAATATCTCTGCCATGGCAACAATGTGACGCACCTGGTCACGTAACGATGATATCGTGTCATCATTATAAATGACATTTCGTATGGGGGAACCGACCCAGTCCCACTCAGATTGGTGGATACCTAAGGTTTTCATTTCCTCTACGGCAGCCGTGTTGCCTCTATTGGCACAAAACGCGGTATGGAACCATTCAGGCTCAGGACCCCGACGGACGCGCACGATAATCCCGCCTTCTTGGTGGATGGCTGCCACTTCGTTCTTGAAACGAACATCAGTGATAACAGTATTCTCCATACGCTTATTACACCGATTCAACAGACTCGCCACCCAAATGTCGGGATGAAACACATTACGGCCTGCTTCAGTCCCCATCAATTGTAAGGCCATTCGTGGTGTGAACGTATACCCAAATTTCTCTGTCCAGAATTGATCGGGTTGTTCACGCCACGCTCTAGAGGATTGTGATGCCCCTTCGACCATCTCCCGATCCCATCCAAAGATGAGCGCCACAGCATCTTTGAGAGGCGCCGCAAAGGAATCTTTAATGAAGTGGTGATCCTGCTCCAAAAAGTCCCCTACGGTGCCTTTTCCTGACCCTATAAAACCCACAAGACCGATAATCATAATAAAGACTCCCTTAGAGTTTCCCAGTGAGGTCTGCAATCTTTGCCATGTTCCCGGTAAAAGCGTATGTCCCCACATGCTGCGTCTGGACCCAGGGGCACAACCAGACCTGACCACCAATTCGTCGGAAATATTGACAGAACATATAATCTTCTGACAAGTACCGTTCTGACTGTGGGTCAATCACGGTATCAAAGTACGCATGGATATACCGAGTACCATCAAAGTTCGCCTGGCCCACATGGTCGGGGCGATACTTGAGTTCTGGATAGGCCGCGGCAAACTTGGGGAATACTTCTCGCTTGACGAGCATGTACCCGGTGCCGATTTCCATAACCTCCAAAGGTTCAGAGACCTGGAACTTCTCGGTGCCTTTGACCACATTGAACACATAATCACCCACCACCGCTTCAAGTTCCTTGGGATCAAGGTTTGGATGATTGCGAGCCGCGAGCGCAATGTTGTGCCAGTTCAATGCTTTCTTGGGATAGGGTGCACCGATGATCTCTTTATCCAACGCCAACATAGCAACAATATCTTGGGGGTTGAAGTGAATGTCGGCATCCAAGAAAAGAAGATGGGTAAAGTCTGTACGCAGAAATTCATCGACCAGGTAATTACGCGCCCTGGTAATCAATGATTCGTTGAAGATGAACGAGAACCGAGCAGGAATGCCATACTGTTGGAAGATCGTCTGGAGGTCCAAACAGGACTTCATATACATTCCACAGGCCATCCCTCCATACATTGGAGTGGCAATGAAAATCTTATTCTTCCGCAACTCTTCCACATCAATCTTTATTTCCACATCAAACCTCCTTGATTATAATAAACCCATGCTCCTATATAGTCATCCTTTTTTACTAAAAAATTCAATGATAATGATGGCAACACTGATGATGATACCAAGTAAACAGACTAGGGTGAAGGTACCGGATACGTTCATATTAGTCCTTGGGGAGATAATAGTCTAGCAACGCCGCAAAGACGACCAGTAGAAGAAAAAAGACGATGCCGACCCCCACACCTGTAAGGACCTCTGCAACAATGCTCATCCCTGCACCCCAGGTTCAATCAACCCTGGTAATAGCACCACTTGGGCACCCACTTCATGGTACAGGGCGCGGCTCAAGGCAATCGAGTCATTCCATCGGGGGTTGTCGTTCAGTGGGGCGACCACACGACTGATACCCGCATTGATAATGATGGCG